CCGAGGACCGTTTTACGGCAGACCTTGGTAAGATACCTGCCGGTTTTTCTATTTTTAATAACTAATCAGTATATCTATATTTTACAAGGCGGTTGTTGATAATAATCACTTTTGAACTCACAAATTCAAGTTTGTCGGGATGACGCAAAATCGGAATTTATAGAGGCGATACATTATTATGTGGATTATTATGGCTGTGCTTTCCGCGCTTTTTGCGGGACTGACGTCCATACTGGCTAAATGCGGTATCAGAAAAACCGATTCTGATGTTGCTACGGCGCTGAGGACTATAGTGGTCCTTCTGTTTTCGTGGATCATGGTCTTTATCGTCGGCTCCGTGAACACGATAGCGCAGATAACACCGAAATCGCTCTTGTTTCTGATTCTTTCGGGAATTGCGACAGGCGCTTCGTGGATATGTTACTTTAAGGCACTTTCGGTCGGCGATGTCAATAAGGTAGTACCCGTCGACAAATCAAGCACTGTGCTTACAGTTCTGCTTGCGATCATCCTTTTCAGCGAGACGAATCATATTGCGGTAAAGCTGGTCGGTACGGTGCTTCTCGCCGTCGGTATCTTTCTGATGATCGAAAAGAAGAAAGCCGACGCGAAACAAACGAAAGTGCTCTGGCTTCCGTACGCAATCGGTTCCGCAGTCTTCGCTGCGCTGACTTCCATCCTTGCCAAGGTCGGCATTGAGGGCGTGGAATCCAATCTGGCAACTGCGATCCGCACGGGCGTAGTACTTGTCATGGCATGGCTGATCGTCTTGATAAAAGGCAAGCAGAAACAACTTAAATCGTTAGATAAAAAGGAACTGGGCTTTATCGCTTTATCGGGGCTTGCGACCGGCGGCAGCTGGCTGTGCTATTACTACGCGATACAGAACGGTGTCGTCAGCGTGGTCGTGCCGATCGATAAAATGAGCGTCGTCGTTACGGTCGTCTTCTCTTACTTTGTATTCAAAGAAAAACTCAGCCGGAAGGCGATCATCGGTCTTGCTCTGATGGTGATAGGAACGCTCGCCATGGCGATATGGGCGTAAGGTGTTAAGAGTATGACAAATTCCAGTTTTCTAAAGAAGCCTCCCCCTATCGGAAGGCTTCTTTTTTATTTGTCTGCAAAATACGCTATTCCGGCAAGCACGAAATAGACATTCGGAAGTGCGACGCCATTCCCCCACATCTTATATTCCGCAGAATCAGTGTGCGGGTTCTTCAGCCATTTGATGATCTGATTACGGGTCCGCGCCTTTTTGGCAGTCCCCATCACCCTGCGGTGCGTCTCGAACACATCCATCCAGAACCGGATTTCCTCATCGGCCGGTTCCGGAGTTTCCAGATTGGAACACCACCAGTCCGGGAATCCCTGGAGCCTGGCACATTCCGTTGGCGTCAGCCTGCGGACAGCATAATTAAAATTGATGAAAGGCGGGTCCTTGTAATCGGTAGCCACCAGCGACCCGGTTTTCTCTTCCACCGCCCGTGTGAAGTACGAATTCTTACTTGCACAGTAGGTCGGCACATCCGGGCAGGCTACCGCATGACGGTCAACAGTATTCAGCGTGAATGACACGTCCTCACCGATACCGCTGCCCTGGGGCCCGTTCTCATCCTTCCGGCCTATCATGGAACCCTGGATGGTCACCACGGCGATACCGCCCTGGTTGCTTCCGGGCATGTTCCCGCCGCTGTCAACCGTCCGGCAGGTATCACTTTCGTATGCATGGTTCCGCATATTCTGCGTCCCGTCCGAGGACTGCCGCACATCAAATGTCTTCACCGTCTCCACCACGGCAATCCCGCCCTGGTTGCAGGTCGGGTTGCCACCGTTGGCGTCCAGCGTCCGTGATGTCTCTGCATCATAAAACCCGGATTTTGGATTGCCTGATTTCATGGCGTTGCTATCCTTGCCACAAATCCCAAAGGCGTCCTGTTGGACTACGAAAGGCTGGTTGTTCCCGCCAGTCCCGTAAGTGGAAAGTACGGTCGGGGCCTTGTCCACCGGTCCGGTATAACGGGTGTCCTGGCTGTGGTTCTCATACACTGTGGCAGGAACTACACCCGCCCGGAGCGTCGGCGCCTTTTCCGCTTCATAACCGATGTTCCCGGCTTTCGCTGAATGTTCCGTACAGAACCCGGCAGACATCACCAATGGCGGGTGATGCGCTTCTGCCCGGAGTGTCGCCGTGGTCTCATGAGTCACATCCATACGATTGCCGCCCTGGTCGTTCAGGCAGAGAGTCCCGCCTGCCTCTCCAGAGCCGCCTTCAACACGGCAGGCAGTTCTTTGCCACGTGCGGAAGCCCGCTGCAGAATACCCAGACACGCCTTCCGACTCAAATAATATTTTGCCGGCACACTGGCCAGTAAGATGTCCGACAAGATAGATACGTTTTCTTCTCTGGGGTACGCCCCAAGCGTCTGCGTTAAAGACGCGCCAGGCCACGGAGAACCCTTCACCCATGATGAGTCCAGCCGGCTGCCAGCCCGCAGATCCAGGTACTGAAACCGTATCATCACAGACGCGGACGATTTCTTCGAGGACTTTTTGGAAGTCTTCTCCGGCATGGCTGGAAAAGGCACCTGGCACGTTTTCCCAAACGATGAATCTTGGATATGCTCCATTGGTCTTCTCCCTCATTTCTCTTATCACACGGACAGCCTGATGGAACAGGCCGGACTGGCTGCCTTCGAGCCCGGCGCGCTTTCCCGCAATGGAAAGGTCGGTGCAGGGGCTGCCGAAGGTAATGATGTCCACCGGTTCCAGTTCTCCGCCGTCCAGTTTGTTGATATCTCCATAGTGCTTTACGAAAGGAAGCCGTTTCGTTGTCACCCGGATTGGGAACGGCTCAATTTCTGAATTCCAGATGGGCCGGATTCCTGCCAGGATTCCTCCCAGCGGGAATCCCCCGCTACCGTCAAACAGACTGCCCAGCTTCAGTTGCTTTTCCATCTGCCGCCTCCAGTTCGTCATACCGGTAGGTCACACCGTCCCGGATAACTTCTACATCTTTGGAACTCCCGACCTGGTCAATATACCTGCGAACGATCACATCACAATACTTTTCGTCCAACTCAATGGTGTAACAGATGCGGTCTGTCTGCTCACAGGCAATCAGGGTCGAACCGCTGCCGCCAAAGGGATCGAGCACGATGCTGTTGGACAGCGTGGAATTCAGAATCGGATATGCCATGAGCGGTACCGGCTTCATGGTCGGATGGTCGGCGTTCTTCTTTGGCTTGTCGAACTCCCAGATGGTGGATTCTTTCCGTCCCGTGTACCATTCATGTCTGCCGGTTTTCTTCCAGCCGAACAGGACGGGTTCATGCTGCCACTGGTACGGGGAGCGCCCCAGCACCAGGGACTGCTTCTTCCAGATGCAGGTGCCGGACAGGTAGAAGCCGGCATCAGAGAATGCTTTTCGGAAATTCAGGCCTTCCGTGTCTGCGTGAAAAACGTAGATGGATGCGTTGTCCGTCATGTTTTCTTCCATTAAACTGAACGCTGCCAGCAAAAAATTATAAAAGTCATCGTGGGCCATGTTGTCGTTTTTGATTTTGCCGGCCGACCCTTCATAATTCACGTTGTACGGTGGATCTGTCACCACAAGGTTTGCCTTGTGGCCGCCCAGCAGCCATTCGTAAGGTTCCGGGTCTGTGCTGTCACCACAGTACAGGCGGTGCCTGCCTAACTTCCACAGGTCATTCTTTTTGGTAAGACAGGGTTTCTTCAATTCCGCATCTACATCGAAATTGTCATCCTTGACCTTGCTTTTCACATCATCCCGGAACAGCTCGTCCATCTCCACAGCGTCAAAACCAGTGAGCGAAACATCAAAGTCCGCTGCCTGCAAATCAAAAATCACGGCCTGCAACTTGCCCTTGTCCCATTCGCCGCTGATTTTGTTCAATGCGATATTCAGGGCTTTTTCCTTTTCCGGATTGAAATCGACTACCACACAATCCAGTTCGGTGATGCCCAAATCGCGCAGTACCTTCCAGCGCTGATGGCCGCCGACGATGTTCCCGGTCTGTTTGTTCCAGATCACCGGTTCCACATAACCGAATTCCTGGATGGACCGTTTCAGCTTTTCGTACTCCGGGTCGCCCGGCTGTAAATCCTTACGCGGGTTGTAGTCCGCCGGGATCAATTCATCTAACTTCTTTTTTATGATTTCCATCTTGCCTCCTTTGCAGCAGACGCTGCAGTCCCTTTTCCGCGCCGGCAACATCGCCATGCACGGCCTGGCCTTTTAGTGTCCTGTACTCTTGTGGCGTCAGGTATCGCCTGCACAGCTTCAGTCTGTGCATAAATTCGTAGATGTTCATCCCAACCTCCCCTGCCTGGCCATGAGCAGCTTTTCCATCACATCATCCTGCGGGGACTCCCCGCCGTACTCGCCAGAGCAGTTCTCCCGGACGATCTGGAATATCTCCATCCAGAGCCGGTTGGTTTGCGCCATATAATCCAGTGCCATGGCCACGTAAGGACTCCGTTGTGCGTTACCCGTCGTAGGATGCTTTGCCAAAAAGCCGTACTCCGTCACGGCATCTTCGCACTGTATCCACCTGGCCGCGCTCATGGCGTAGCGTTCCAGCAATTGCGGTGAAACTAAAGAGGAGCAGCCCCGCTCATGGAGCCACTCCCAGGTTTTTTCATATATTTCAGCTGCTACCAGCCGTTTTCCATCTTTCTGTACCGCCGACAGCATCTCGGAAGGTTTAGGCATCTCTTTGCCTTCCAGCTCGGCTGCGTTCTCAAAACTAATCACCGTGATGGCGCGCTTGCCCGGATTGCCCTCCGCAATCTTATCGGCCAGCGCCTTTTTCTTTGCGCCGGCACCGACCCTTGCGCCGCCACGGTTCGTACCGTCCTTCGCCATTATTCTGTCTCCTCGTCCGGGGCCTATTACCCTGTTTGAAATCGCGTTTTTGTGCGTAAGGCCCCCCGCCCGGTCTGATTTGGAGGCCCCGTAGAGATTTGACCTCCCCCTGGGGGCCGTCACTTCTTCCGGAATTTATGGAACCGGTCCCCCATCTGGATGCTGATCCGGGAGTGGCACGGCTTGCACAGCGCCATGAGGTTCGACTCATCATGCGTCCCGCCATGATCCAGCGGCAGGATGTGATGCACTTCGGTCGCCTTGGTCAGCCGTCCTTCCTTTTTGCACTGTTCACACAACGGGTGGGCTGCCAGGAACCGGGCACGGATCTTCTGCCACTCTCTGCCGTACCTTCTCTTGGCCACAGGGTCGCGACTGTATCGTTCATACTGTTTGCTCGCCAGTTTCTTATGTTCCTCGCAGTACCGTTCTTCCGTCAGCCGGGGACAGCCGGGGTAGCTGCATGGCCGTTTCGGTTTCCTTGGCATCCGCATCACCTCCGTCTGCATTTTTGCGCAACAAAAAAGCCCCATGGGATTGTCTCCCACGAGGCTCATCCGGTTTTCACTTTTCCGCTGATTATATTATAGCACAAATGCAAGGTGCTTATCTCTGCTTAAATGTGCTTAAAAG